CCGAAGCCGGAGGGCGAGTGATGGACGTGAAGGCAGCGTGCAAGCACATGAATTTCGATGCTGCCGTGAAGGTGGCTCGACTTGAGGATAGCGGACGGTTTATGGCTGAACTGCGGATTACCTGCATGGACTGCGGAGTGCCGATGCAGTTCATGGGGCTCCAGCCCGGCCTCAACCTCGACGGAGCAACCGTAAGCCTGGACGGATTGGAGGCGAATCTTGCGATCCATCCTCAAGGACTTCGCCCGAACCCAATGCAGCGGATGATGGGCTACAGCTTAAAGAGTCATTCTTGATGGAGGCCTGGCCATGAAACCCCACCTCTACCGCGTCGCCGGCCGCTGGTTCTGCAGGCTGGACTCGCACAGCCACCGGATTCTTGCTGCCGGGCGGCGCTCGCCTGCGCCGGCCTATGATGCGCTGCGCGAACAGCTCGGGCCCTGCCGCTGGCGCGTGATCCCGCCTGCTCGCGCGCGCAATCGTGACGCTACCATCGCCTGAATTTCACCGGAGAAACCCATGGCAAAGCCCATCATCCTGATCACGTATCCGGAGTCCGCCGGCGAACTGGAGGCGCTGCAGAAGGCGCACGTGTCGTCCTACACCCGCAAGGACGGGACGTTTGTGAAGGAACACGACACCAGCGTGACCGCGAAGCCGAAGGCCGAGGGGTTTGGCCGCGGCGACAAGGTGAAGGTCCATAAGCCCGGGCAAATCTCGCACGGCGTGGAGGGCACGGTGATCGGCTCGTCCAAGGTGAAGCAGGACCACGTGTCGATCAAGACGCTGGACGGCAAACTGGTTTCGCATCACAAGGACGACTTGGTGCCGGCGGTTGCACGACCTGAGAAGTCCGCCGGCGACCAGTGCGGCCACCCGAACGTCGTCGGCCATGCCGAAAACCTGAAGGGCGGCGACGCCTCGAAGGCGCACGGCATGCACCTCGCCGGCAAGGAGTACATCGCGTCTGGCAAGGAAGGGAAATCCATGCACGACGACACGCCTGTTCGCCACTTTACCGAGCTGACCGGCACCGGCGATGACGACGGCGAGCACGTCTGGATGGATCACTCCGGGCGTGTGCACGCTGACGACACCTCGTCGGTCAAGCGGCTGCGCGGCGAGTACGAGGCGCACGCCGGGAAAGCCGATCAGAAGCCCGCGGGTGGCGCCGCCAAGCCGAAACACTCCGCTGCGACGCTGTCGGCTCTTGCCGATCAGCACGAGGCCGAGTCCGAGCGTCAGGACAAGTTGGCGACCAAGAAGGGCGCCAACCACCCGGACTACGAGAAGCACGTCATCGCGTCGGCGCATCACGCCAAGGCGCAGCGCCATGCCGAGAAGGCGCGCGACGCCAAGGATGAAGGCGAGCGCGACGCGCACCTTGCAGAGCACGCTCGCTACAAGGCGCTTGCGGAAAAAGCGTAGGCCAGCGTCGGCGCTGCGCCTGCCGGCCGCCTTCGGGCGGCTTTTCCATTTCTGATACACTCGGTTCATGGCTCAAGTCCGCATCAAGCTCCCGCGCCCACACCACGGCCAGTCTCGCGCGCTGGCCGCCGCATCAAGGTTCAACGTCATCGCTGGCGGCGAGAAGTCCGGGAAGACGACCTTAGCCATTGAGGCGCTGCTCGTCGGGCGCTACGGGGCGCTGAAGGGCTACCCGGTGGCGATGTTCTGCGCGGACAAGGATGAGCTGGTGAAAGCCAAGCGCCGCGTGCTGCAGATCATCGAGCCGCTGGTGTCCGCGCCGACCCGTCGAAACCAGATCGCGATTGGCGGCGATGCGCGCATCGACTTCTTCTCGCTCGACGAAAAGCTCGACAGCTGGGGTCAGTACGCCACGATCGTGGTCGATGACGCGGCCAACATCGAGGACATCGACAGGCTGTGGGATGACGCGCTGCACCCGATGCTTGCCCGGTATCAGGGCGATGCGTGGTTCCTCTCGAAGCCGGCCAGCAAGAAGAACTCGTTCTGGAGCCTGTACGCGAACGCGGAAACGGACGCGAGCTGGTCGGCGACGTCTATCCCGTCGTGGGAGAACCCGCATATCGACGCCGCGATGATCGAGAAGGCGCGGGCCGAGATGCCGGCCGCGGCGTTCGATCAGGAGTGGGGCGCCGTGTTCCTCGGGCACGACATGGCGCTGCGCGCCTCGCAGATGGTGGTCGGCGAGAACGAGACGTTCCGCCAGTGGTGCGAGCGTCTGGCAAAGGACGGCCTGAAGGTCGACGGCAAGCCGTTCAAGCTCGACGACCGGCCGGCGATGGCGTGGATCTACGACCAAGTCCCGAGCACGCTGGACGAGGCCTACAGGCTCGTGCTGGTGCTCATGAAGTGCGCGCAGGTCGGCTTCACCGTCATGGAGATGCTGGCCACGATCTACCTCGGGTTGCGGTTCGGCCCTGCGACGGTCGGCATGTTCCTGCCGGACACAAACCTCGCGGACATCAAGTCCTCGAAGCGCTTCATGCCGGTGGTGCGAACCATCCCGTCCGTGCACAAGCTCATGACCATGGAGGCGGCCGACGGGAGCGGCCGGAAGCAAGGCGAGGGCAACGTCCGGGTGCGCCAGATCGGCGACGCGATGTTCGTGTTCTCGTGGACCTCTGGCCGCGCGACGACCGAGTCGATCCCGATGGACATCTTGTCCTACGACGAGGTGCAGGAGATGACCTTGGAGCAGATGGAGAAGACGCAGGAGCGCCTGTCCGCCTCCGACGTCCGCTTCACGCTCATGGGCTCGACCGCGAACTGGCCGGATGCCGACATCCACCACTGGTACAAGCGCGGGAGCCAGTACCGATTCCACTCCGAGTGCCCGACCTGCGGCAGCAAGAAGCCGCTGGACGACTACTTCCCGAACTGCGTATGGCGCGACCCAGACACAGGTCTGTACCGGTATGTCTGCCCAAACGGGCATGTACTCGAGGACGTCCAGCGCGGCGAGTGGGTCCCCGACAACCCCGACGCTGACCCGCCCGTCGATGCGTCGGTGCCCAAGAAGGACCGGCCGCTGCGCATCAGGTCGATCCACTTCCCGCAGTTCCTGTCGCCAACGATCAGCGCGGAGGAGATCATCTTCGCGTACAACACGGCCACCGACATGAAGAACTTCTTCAATCGGAAGCTCGGGAAGCCGTACCTTGACCCGTCGCAGGTGCCGGTGAATCTCGAGCACCTTGCGAACTGCGTTTCCCACGGCAAGGCTGCAGGCGTGGTCTGGAAGAGCCGCGCGTCGGGCACGTACATGGGCATCGACCAGATGGGCAACTTCAACGTCCATGTGATCAAGGAGCGCCTGCCCGACGGCCGTCAGGCGGTGGTGCACATCGAAGAGACCTACAGCGCGGATCCGTTCGCGCGCTCGTCCGAGCTGATGGAGCAGTACGGCGTCGCGGTGTGCGTGGTCGAAATCAACCCGAACTACAACGACGCGAAGAAGTTCGCGGCGCGGCATCCCGGGCGAGTGTTCATCTGCGACAGCTTCGGCAGCCTGAAGGAGGACATGATCGTTTGGGGCGACGCGCCGCGGCTCGATCCGAGCGATCGCCGCACGGCGGAGGACGCGCGGGATCGCTACACGCTGCGCATGGACCAGTACAAGTGCATGCAGGTCAGCATGAGCCGGTTCACCGCTCGCTCGCCGTTGTGCCTGTTCCCGGATCCGCAGGGGCTTGTTCAGGAGGTGGTCGAGAAGGGGCAGCGCCATGCGGTGGCCGTGCTGCCTCGGATGTTCCACCACTTCACCAAGACCGCACTGGTGGCGGAGAAGGATGCGGAAACGAACCAGTACCGGCGCTCGGTCAAGAAGATCGGTATCGACCCGCACTTTTCCTACGCAAACATGCTGTGCGACGTGGCTTGGAGTCGCGCTCACGGCACGAGCATGTTCATTCTGCCGGAGGGGCCCAAGATGAGCGACCAGCAAGAGGCGGTAAAGCAGGCCATGCCGGGGCTGCCCGATCAGGTCATCACGCTGGTGCGCGAGCTGCCGGCGGGCGAGGTGTGCGGCCGGTGCGTGTCGTTCGACCCGGACACCAGCCGCTGCACGGAGCGAGACCTTCTGGTCCGCCCGTCTGACCCGGGGTGCGCGTTCTTCGTGCCGGACGAACCGGGTCAGTAGTAGGCCGCGTTCCGCGCCCGCCGCTCGAAGTCGTCTTCCTGTGTTGCGGGCTCTGCCGCCTTGGGCACCGGCGCGGGCATCGGCTCGATGTCCTTGCCGCAGTGCTTGCAGGTGGTCGCCTGTGCTTTGACCAGCTCGGCGCAGTGCGGGCACTTCCGGCTCTCGCCGGACGCGATCGCGCGTGATTCGATCTCGGCCTCGTTTCGGGCGACGACCAACGCCATCAGGACGCCGACCGGCCCGAGCAGGACACCAAGAAAGCACCAGCCGGCGACGCTTCGGCCCTTGTTCGACGCGACGATGCCTGCGGTAATGCCACACGCGATCAGGATGACGATCATGCTTCCGGTCATGGTGCTCTCCTTGGGTTACGCGGACTCGGCGTCGAAGCGTTCGCGGATCTGGCTGATGCGCTCGGCTTCGTGCTGTTGTCCTGCTTGAAAACATGCCCGGGCGAAACGCTCGAGCGCAAACTTGTCGCCGTCGATGGTGCCGGCGGTGATGGTGATTCCGGCCTGCGTCATCAGGCGGGCGATGGTGCTGTTGTCGATCATTCCTTGCGTGCCTCGTTGTCGAAGTGGTTCAGCACCGCGTCCACGAGGTGCTGGCCGATGGCCTGCAGGTGCTCAGGCCGAAGCCTGCCGCTGCGCTCGCCGTTGATCGCCTCGAACACGAGGCGGTCTGTTTCGGCGTAGGCTGCTTCGGTCAGGCTGCCGAGCGCCTCGGATACCGCTTTCGGGTCTGCGCGCATCCGGCCGATCTCATGCTGAATCATGCTTTCGATCGCTTCGTCGTCGAGCAGGCTGTATCCTTGCGCCGGGCCGCAGCTCTTGCAGTCGGTGGCGCCGCACATGCACGGACCTTCTGGCGTTCGCATGGTAACCGATCAGATGCCGCTGGCCGCCAAGTAGGCGAGGGCGAGTCCGCCGATGACCGCGACGATGTAGTCGACGATGCCGGGTTCGGTCTTGAACTCTTTTTCGGTCTTCAGTTCGCTGGGTTTCATGGTGCTCTCCGTTTCGTTGGTGACGACTGCACGTTAACCGCATCTGGATAACATTGCAACGACTCAGGCGAACAAACAGGCCAGACGTCGTGATGCAACACTGCCGGGTATGACTACGACCTCCACCGCTGCCGCCTTCGATCAGTCTGCACCGCAAGCCGAGCGGACGGACGCGCTCGCCGAGCTGATGCAAAATCATCGACCGATCGACTCCGAGGTCCGTGAGGTCATCGAGTTCATCAACGAAGACCTTCAGGACCAGACGTTCCGAAAGGCGATCGCTGACAACGTCGTGCCGTTCCCGCCGAACCGCCGCGGCAAGCCCGGCATGCAGTCGGTCGACGTCGACGAGTACCAGATCCTCGTCAATGGCGACTTCATCGAGCGACCGGGCGCGCTGAACTTCGACTCAATGCGGGCGATGGTCGAGCAGACGCCGGTGCTGTCTTCCATCGTGCTGACGCGCATCCGTCAGGTCGCGCGCTTCTGCCGCGTGCAGGAGAGCGGCTCGGGCCCGGGGTTCTGCATCCGCCACGTCGATCGGGATCACGAGCTGCAGGCGTCCGAGCACGAGTCCATCCAGCTCATGCAGCGGTTCTTCGATAACTGCGGCTGGGAGTTCAACCCGCGCCGCCGCCGCGCGCTGCGACGCGACTCCTTCACGCAGTTCATGGGTAAGCTGGTGCGCGACACGCTGATCCTCGACGCGGCATCGATCGAGACGGAGATGAAGCGCGATCGATCGCTCGGCATCGATGGCCTGTACGCGGTTGATGGCGGCACGATCCGCCTTTGCATCGAGGAAGGCTACAACGGTGCCGACGAAATCTTCGCGCTGCAGGTCGTGCAGGGTCGCGTCCGGACGGCCTACACCTTCGACGACTTGATCTACGAGCCGCGCAACCCGCGCTCGGACATCCTGTCGGCGGGCTACGGTCTGTCCGAGGTCGAAATGCTGGTGAAGACCGTCACCGGCTACCTGAACGCGCTCACCTACAACCAGAAGTTCTTCGACTCGAACTCGATCCCGAAGGGCATCCTTCACCTGACCGGCAACTACGACACGAAGGACTTGGCCGCCTTCAAGCGGTACTGGAACTCCATGGTCAAGGGCGTGAACAACGCATGGTCGCTGCCGGTGCTCGTGTCGAAGGATCAGGAGTCGCGCGCCGGCTTCGAGCGCTTCGGCGTCGAGGCCAACGAGATGCTGTTCGCGCGCTGGATGACCTTCCTGACGGCGGTCTGCTGCGCGATCTACGGCATGGATCCGGCCGAGATCAACTCGGACGCCTTCTCGGCTGGTTCGTCGCCGCTGTCGGGCTCGGACACCGCCGAGCGGCTCGCCGCATCCAAGGACAAGGGCCTTCGCCCGCTGCTGTCCTACTTCGAGAACCTGTTCACCGACTACGTCGTCCGCGACTTCTCGGACAAGTACGTTTTTCGCTGGACCGGCCTCGATGAAGAGGACGAAGAAAAGCGCCATGAGCTGCGAAAGATGGTCCTCACGGTCAACGAGGCCCGCGCTCAGGAGGGGTACGACCCGCTCGAGGGCCCGATTGGTGACGCGCCGCTGAATCCGTCGCTGGTTGGGCTGTGGACGCAGCTCACGCAGCAGCAGGGCGACGAGCAGGAAGATTTCGGGCAGCCGCCGGAAGGTGAAGATGAGAAAGGTGAAGGCGAGGAGCAGGGAGCGCAGGACGACGGCGCTGGCGGCTCTGTCGGAGAGCCGACGGTCGGGCCCGACGAGGGCGATCAGGGCGGTGCGCCGCCGACAGAAGCGGTTGGCGACGAGGGCGAGCAGGTTGCGAAGTCCTTCGGCCTTCCTGTGCTGACCATCTGGGGCGACGATGAAGAAGCCCGCCAAGCGTAAGCAGACGCCGCGCCCGGGTGTTGAGCCGGGCCGAGGTGTTCTTTCACCACGACGGGCAGCCATCGCATGGCCGGGTGTTGTGCCATGGCGCCCACGGCTGCACGATCGACCATGGCGGCCAGCAGCGCCGCGTGTATTGGTCCGACGTGCTCGGCCACAAGGCGCGCGCAAAGAAGCAGTTTGAGGTGCTCGATCGCGGCGACGACGGGGCGATTGTGCGCGACCAGTCCGGTCGCACCCGGTTCGTTGCTGGCGACGTTCCCGAGCCCGATACGCGCCCGGACGAAACCGCCGACGACGTGTCGGTAGTCCGTCATGCGGTCGAGAAGTGCGCTCCGCTCAAGAAGTCGCTGAGCGCCGGCCGGGTGGTTCTGTTCTGCCGGCGCTGACCGGCGGCTGCGGCGGGAATAGCTTCGAGCGCGTCCGGTAGTCGAGCAGGGCCTTCATGTACTCGATGCTGGTGCCGTAGCGCCGGGCCAGTACGTGCGTCTTCTCGCCGTGCTGCTCATGCGCGACGCGGCACGCAATCACCTGCTCGTCGTCCAGTAACGTCTTCGGGCTGCCGCGCTTGACATGCATGCCTCGGGTGCCTTTCGGGTCGTTGGCCTTCGATAGCGTCTCGTGAATACCGGTCAGGCGCTGCGTGTTCTGACTTCCCGATGCGTACTTCGTCTTCATCACAGCCTCCCCGGGATCCGGATCGCATCCATGTCTTTCGCGCCCTTTGCGACCGCGGCCGCAATGTCCGCGTCGACGCGGTAGAGCGACCGCAGCATGCGGGCCGTGGTAAGCGTTCGCATCCACCTGTCGAGGATGACGGCGTTTTCCATCAGCGTGGCGCGCTCGTCGTCCGTGACAGACCACTCGCTGCTGGTGTCGAAGCGATCCTTGATTCCGTAGAGCGTTTCGGCCATCTTCAGCCCGCGTTCGAGCAGGTCGCTGCGGCCGGCGTCCTCCGCCGCGTACTGCATGATGTTCGTGAAGGCGGCGAGGTCGTTCGCGTGGTCGATCGTGAACAGTCCGAGCGGGAGTACACTGATGGCCACGTGCACCGGCATCATGAGTTTCTCGAGCTGCTTTGGCGTGAGGACATGGCCGCGTGTGCGGTTGAATCTGGCGCCGCGCTTACGCATTCCTCGCCTCCATCACACGCCATGCTTGGCGGGCTTTCTCCCATGCCTGTCGATCGCAGTCGTGTCCGAGCGGCCTGTGCTGGTCGCCGCGCCCGCGAGCCTCGTCGTCGTCTTTGAATGCCTCCTCGATGTCGCGCCTGATGACGCCGCGCGTTCCCGCCGGGATCTCAGGCCACGCTTTGGCGAGGCATTCGGCCCAATAGCACGCTTGGATGGTCATGCGGCCGATGTAGTACCGGGTCGCTGAGATCAGCATGTCGTGCGCCTCGAAGTAGCGCAGCGATGCCGGCAGGCAGGTTTCCTCGTACTTGCGCGGCCCTGTTTTCATGTGCAGCTTCATGGTTTTCCTTGGGTGTTCTGGCGCCCGGATTGTGTTCCGTTTTCGGTTATCCATCAACCAGGTGTCGTGACCTCATACTGGCACGATGCTGATCGACATTTCCCACTGCTGCGCCGAGCACGCCAACGAGGCCATTGAGTCCTTGTTCGCCAAGGCTGCCGGCGACCCGCCCGGCGACGGCATCTGGCTGCCGCACGAGTCCGTTTTCATTCAGCGGCTGGTGGAGTTGTTTACCGATCGCGGACTCGCCCGGATCTCGGGCATTCAGGCCGAGCTGTCGAAGTGGCTCGAGCACACCATGCACAATCCGGGGCCGCCGCAGCCGAAGCCCGCCGGTGGCGTCCGCCGCTGGACGAAGGGCGAGGTCGCGCTCACGAAGCTCTACCTCGAGACGCTGCCGCCCGATCAGTTCACGCTCGACGACTGGACCATGGTCGTCGACTACCTCGTGCAGCGGTACATGCCCGCCGAGGACTTGATCGAAGAGGCGAAATGGCTGGCTTACCGCTCGTCGATGATGGGCAGGGTCCAGTCCCGGCTCGACGAGCTCTCCGCCGCCGGCGCCGACGCCCTTCTCGCCGCGATGCCGGCCTCCGTGGCGGCGGCTCAGGCCAAGGTCGGACTCACCCCTGCGCAAGCGAAGATGATCGAATACGGCAGCCTTCGGTGCGCCGAGAACGTGGTCGCGCTCGCCGACGAGGCCCGGCACGCGCTGCGCCGCATGGTGGTCGACTACCAGCAGGCCTTGGCCATGAACGACCCGACGCTGCGCGAGAGCCTCTGGTCGCGCATGTTCGATCGCTTCGGCGAAATGAACCGCGACTGGCGACGAATCGCCATCACGGAGGCGGGCGAGAACGCCAATCAGGGCCTGATCGCCTCGCTGCCTGAAGGCGCCAGGGTGAAGCGCGTCGAGCAGTATGCGAACGCCTGCCCGTTCTGCCGCAAGATCGACGGCAGGGTGATGACGGTCGTGCCGGACTCGAGCCCGGAGAAGGACGGCGACACCATGGTCTGGCCGGGCAAGACCAACATCGGCCGCTCGGCCGCGCCGCGCAAAAAGACCCCGGAAGGCCTCGTCGATCGGTTGCCGTCCGAGATGTGGTGGATCGCCGCGGGCACCCAACACCCGCACTGCCGCGGTCGCTGGGTGGTGGTGCAGCAGGACCCGGTTGGCGACGATCCGTTCGATCAGTGGATGGCCGAGGCGCTGTCAAAAGTTTGATCTGGCGCAACGGCCGCCGCCAGCAGTGGCTGGCCTGATGTGCGTCACGCTCGGCGCGTTCAGGCGTGCCAGCGCGGCTGACGGGCCTTCCAGTCGCTCAGGCACTCCGCGTCGCACCAGCGGCGCCCAGCCGGAAGCGGCGCGTCAGGCCCGCAGTTCAGGCAGTACCCGGTGTGTTGCGGACCTTCCGGTCGCCTTGATACCAGAAGATTTTCACGGTGTTCTTGCTCTGCTCGGTCTGCTGTGATGTCGGCGCTGTCGGCCATTTTGCGGTTCGTCGTGATGGTTGATCAAACCGTCATGGTGCCGTCACGTCGATCGTGACGGTATTTTTCGGTCAGGCAGTCAGCGAGAGGAGGTGGTCCGATCTCCACGGCGCGCAAGAACGCCTTGAACCTTGGTGATGCCTAGCCCGCTTCGGCGGGCTTTTTTTCGGCCGTTGTTACTGGCGGTCCGGTGTTACGAATCGCTTGAAAACGGGCGTTTTGGGCCCGTTGTAACAGCCTGTCGCCCGATGTGTTACAAAAAAGCCGTTAAAAAACAAAGACGTAACAGTGTAACGCCTGTAACACGGAAAACCACCCACACACATGCGTGTGCGTGCGCGTATACGCGTGTACGTGCGTGTGCGCGCGTGTGCGCCTGTGCGTACACGTATCTATCTATCTTGTTACATCAGTTACATTGTTACAGAGGGGGTCACATCCCGCGCCGCTGCTGGGGTTTGGCGTGTAACAGGGGGCGTAACAAAAACGGGCGCGTTGTTACATCACCATTCTCGGTGCGGCTACGCTAACATCCGCGCGTGCCCGATGCGGGCGTTTTCTGGAGGCGATCATGGCGAGCGTGTGGATTCAGATGCGCGAGGACAAGGCTCCGCGCAAGGTGGCGGGAAACCTGACTGCGGATCGGGCGGAGGTTGCCCTGCAGGCCGGGTGCAACGATTGGTCCCGAACAAAGAAAGGCCGGGCCGCGAAGCCGGCGCCTCAGAACGGCCTCGAGCGAATCCTGTACTTCTCGGACGGCAAGATGGCCGGCTCGCTGTTCATCGAGCCCTGCTCGCCGCCGTCTGGGCCGGAGGCTGGTTCGATCAAGGTCGGCGAGGCGAAGCAGTGATCCGACGGTCGCTGGATGCTATCCGAGAAAAGATCCGCGCCGAAATGCAGGCCGGCGCGGAGTTCTGTTGGCGGGACGTTCTGGCGCGCGCTGACGACGCTTCAAACGCGTGGGCGCACGACACGCTGCGCAACTGGCACCGGGCGGGCGAGACTCACGTCGTGCGCTGGGTGCGCGGGCGACAGGGCCCGGCGATGCCGGTTTATCGCTGGGGCGCTGGTGAGGACGCAGTCCGACCAAGGCCTCTGACCAACTCGCAAAAATCCAGACGATGGAGAAAATCAAACCCCGAGCTGTATGCGCAGCACAATTGGCGAAAGAGCATGAAGAAACGAACCACCCCTGTGCTCGACCCGATTCATGCGCGCCTGCTCGGATATCGGCGCCGCGGGAGCGCGTGGTTTAAGCCGCCGGTCGTGATTGCATCATCGCCTGATGACCACCCCGCGCATCTTGTTCCTGAAGTCTGAGCCGCAGCAGCCCAAGGCTGGCGAGCACTGGATCACCGTTCGGCCGCCGGGCCACGAGAAAGGTCAGCCCATTCTCGTGCAGGACCAGCCTGACGGCTCCATGAAGGTCGTCGGCGGTGCCGGCGGCGCGCTGAACCACCTCCGCTTCACGCCCGGCCACAAGGGCGAGGACCGCAAGGCGGTCGCCGCCAAGCGGCAGGAAGAAGCCCGCGCGGCGAAGAAGGCCCGCATCGAGCGCGACAAGGAACTCGGCTTGCATGAGGCCAAGCAGGGCGTGCGCAAGAAGCTGGCCGATCAGCGCCGCGCCGCCGAGAGGGAGTTCATTTCGTCGGTCGCCGACCAGATGGGCTGGGACAAGGCGCAGCTCGAATTCCCGGCGGAGAAGTTCGCGCACCTGTCGGACAAGGCGCAGGCCAAGCTGCAGCGCCACCATCACGCGGCCCTGCTCAAGCAGGCCACGAAGGCGGTCGATCAGCACCGCGAGTGGCTCGTGCATGACCATGCCGCGCGCGCCGAGGCTGGGCTTGGTGAGCTTCCGCTGGTGACGCCGGACGCGGAAACCGTGAGCGTTCAGGATCTCGACCCGGTGAACCCGTCCGGAGCCTCGCTCGGGTACTCGGCAGACTTTGCCGCGCGCGCCGATGCCGCTGGCGCCTCACAGGCGGCCATCAGGGCGGAGATCGCCGAGTCGAAGCCACCCATGACCGACGAGCAGCGCTCCGCGGCGCTGGCGCGCGGGAAAGCCGCCGAGATGGTCAAGGACGAAATCGCGTCGATTGCCGACCCGGTTGCGCCAACCCTGCAGACCAAGATCGACGACGCCAAGAAGGCTGTCTCGCTCATCGCCGCGCGCAAGCGGCTCGACAGCCTGCGCCAGCAGCTCGCCGACGCCGGCCGCGAGGTCGATGCCACCGTAGCCGAGCCGAAGGCGCCGGTACTCGAGCTCGACGACGAGAAGGTCGCCGAGGACGTCCGCAAGCAGATCGCCGATGACCTGAAGACCGCTTCGACTCGGGCGTTCCTGTCGGCGACCGCCGAGGTCGGCGAGGAAAACCTTCGAACCCACATCGGCGTCGGCGCCTACAACTCGTTGAACGCGCTCTCGCTGACTGCGTCGGGCGCGGCGCTGCTCGATCGGTCCGTGGTCGACGTGCTCGGAATCTCGGGCGCGGCTCAGGTGCTCGCGCGCCGCCTGAAGGCGGACCTCTCGCCGGATGACTATCAGCGCGTTGCCGACGGCATGGCCGAGTACCACGCTTCGATGCACGCGGATCGCGCGAACGAAGCGGTAGCCAAAGCGAAGGAGGCGCAGGATCTGGCCGAGGCGATCGACGTCGATGCCGCGCACGATCTGACCGAGGCGCAGGCTCTTAACCACACCAGCCGGGACGCCATCGAAGCCGCGCGGCGCGCGCTCGGTACCGCGCTGGGCGAGCTGGAGGCGAACGCCGCGCTGGTCGCAGAGCTCAAGACCGGCGCGCGCGACGAGGTTCAGGTACCCATGGGCGGCCTGACGCCGCAGGCGGTGGTGACGCAGCTGCGTGCGATCGGGCTCGAGAAGGGCGACTACCTGCTGGACAAGGTCGGCGGTGAGACGTTTGTGACCATCAACGCGGACGGGCTGGACCGCCTGACGGCGCCGGTGAATAAGGCCGACATGGAGCAAGTGCGCAGAAACCTCGCCATCATTCGCGGCGAGCACGACGAGGACGACTGGCTGCCGATCGGGTTCGCCAACCGGCGGGATCTGGCGATGCACGTCGAGCCCGGGGTCGTGCAGCGCATGGCCGAGCCGTTCTCGCCGGGGGAGGATCTGGCCGAGTCATTGCGCGACTACATCGGCGGGCGCGCGGCCGATGGCGACACGCCGGCGGACATTGTGGCGGACATCCAGTCGGCGGCATTCTTCGACAAGGCCGGCGCCGAGCGGCGCAAGGAGTACGCCGCGGCGCTCGAGGCGGTTGCGCCGCTCAAGGACGCCAAGGGCAAAATGCAGCGCGCCGAGGCGTTGCAGGGCCAGTTTGAGGCCTACGCGGACGCCTTTGTCGAGAAGCGCGGCGCGGCTCGCCTGCCGCTGCACCGCCAGAAGATCGACGTCGATCAGGTGTCGGTCGATGCGCTGCACCGGGCGCTCGCCGACCACCCGGATGGCGTTGCTGCGTACAAGCCGGTGGGCGATCTCACGAAGCAGGACCAGCGCTCGCTGCGGGATTTCTTCTACCGGGAGATTGCGCACGAGTCGCCCGAGGCTGCGGACCTGCGGCACCAGTACGAGGGCCACCTTGGGGTCGAGCCGGAGAAGGAAACCGTCGATATGTTCGGCGAGACCACCATCAACCCGGAGTGGTCCGAGTGGCGGGCTCGGCGCGACGAGCTGTCGGCTGCGGTCGGCAAGTCCTCGCTCGACTGGCAGAAGTACGTCGACTCGATGCGCGGTCACGCGAAGGCCTACGAGTCGTTGCAGGACGTGATCCGCTCGCGCGTCTCGGAGTCGTTTGCTCAGCATCACAACCGCCTGCGCCCGGATGCGCCCGTCGCTGTTGGGCGGACCGTGATCCGCAACAACTTGAATCACCTCGATGCGGTGGATCCCGCTGCGCGCGAAGCCCGGGCGGCCAAGGAGCGCGAGCTGATCGACGCCTTGCGCGACCGCGTGGCAGGCAAGTACGCATCCGGGTCGGTCAAGGACAAGCTGGACGCCGCCAAGGAGCAGCAGGCCGCGTTCGAGCAGGCGCAGATGGGGTTCTTCTCGACCGAGGACCTGTTCGGGGCTGACGACACCGTCAAGGAGTCCGCGCCGCTGGCGGCCGACGAACGTCACACGCTGGGGCATGCTGCGGAGATGCAGATCGCCGGGATGATGGGCATCGTCGGGCGCCAGTTCAAGCCCGGGCAGCCGGTGAAGCTCTGGAATGTTTCGATGAACGGCAAGTACGCGCCGCAGCAGCGCGCGATCAAGATGCTTGAGGCCAACAAGCGGCTGGGCCTCGGGTTCGGCGCCGGCTCCGGCAAGACCTCAATCATGCTCGGTGCCTTCTCGCACCTGCACGGCAAGGGCAAGGTCAAGCGTGCCGTGATGCTGGTGCCTTCGATCGTGCAGGGTCAGTTCGGCGGCGAGGCGCTACGGTATCTGGAGCCGGGCAAGTACAAGTGGCACGCCGAGCCGGGTGCCTCGCGCGCGGAGCGGATCGCCGCCTACAAGGATCCGGACACGCACTTCGTGGTCCAGACTCACCAGTCGTTCCGCGACGACATGATCCACCTCGGCGCGCAGCACGAAGGTATCGAGCCGTCGGAAATGACCGAGCGTCTTCGCTCGATGTCGCCCGGCGACCGCCAGTCGTGGATCAGGGGCGTGCTTGAAAAGGAGGGGATTGCGTTCGATGCGACCATGGTCGACGAGGCGCATGAGACGCTGAACCGAGAAGGCAAGCAGGACTCGACGCTGGCGAACGTCACCGACGCGCTGTCGGCGCACACACCGTACTACGTCTATGCCTCGGGCGACCTGGTCAAGAACGACGTTTCCGAGGCGTTCGACCTGCTGCGCAAGTGCGACCCCGCGCGCTACACCGACCGGGCTGCGTTCATGCGCCGGTACGGGGTCGACACCGACGCGGCGCGCTCGGAGCTGAAGCGCGAGATGGCGCGCTACGTCTATTCGCACACGATCTCGCCGGACGTGACGGCGCACCACAACGAGCACGCAATCGAGCTGTCTGGCGGCCAGAAGGCTGCGCTCAAGGAGATGGACGGGCACTTCGCCCGGGCCCGTCTGGCGCGCATGCGCGGGCAGGTCGACGTGGATGCGTGTCTCGCGATCTCGCCTTCGTCGTTCGATGGCGTGCCCGAGGATCAGCATCATGCCGTCGCCGCCCAGCTGCAGAAGTCGCTCGGGATGCTGAAGCCGTCCGTCGAGCGCCGGATCATCAACGACCACCCGGACAACGCCAAGATCGAGAAGACGGTCGAGCTGGCGAAGGCGCGGCACGGCCGGCAGGGCGTCGTGTTCGCGCACTCGCTGTCCGCCGTCGAGGCCACTGCCAAGCGCCTGCAGGCCGAGGGGTTTCGCGTCGTGACCATCACCGGCGCCGACTCGTCGAAGGACAAGGACGCCAAGCGCAAGAAGTTCACGCCCGAGTCGGGCGATCCGGAGGCCGATATCATGGTCGCCTCAGACGCTGCGGCCGTCGGGATGAACCTGCAGTCAGGTCGCTACCTGATTCAGCACGACACGCCCGACACGGCAAAGAACCATGGCCAGCGCAACGCGCGAATTCACCGCCTCGGGCAGAAGAACGACGTCGAGCTCCACGACCTCGTGGCTGACCATTCGTCTGAACGTCGCGCGCGTGCCCGGCTGTCGAAGAAGTACGGTCTGCGCGAGCTGATGCTCTCGCCGATGGATGCGCTCGACGACACCGGTCTTGCGTACTTCCTGCACCAGCGCAAGGTGGCATCGCAAGCAGATCAAGGGGGGTTGTTCTGATGCGCGACCAGATTCGTTCCCGCATCGCCGACCTGTCGGCGCTGGCGGCCAAGACGCAGGCGACCGAGCGGCGCATCCTCGAGCAGGCCGAGCGCCGCCTCGAGCAGATCGCCGGCCGCCTCGAGGAGATCAAGCCGCGCGTGCTGCTCGACGAGTCGCTGTCCGACGAGTATCAGCGCCTGATTCTGGAGCGCGGCAAGCTGGGCCTCGTCGTTGCTCAGGCGCGTCGCGTGCTCGGGTAGTGCGCGGTCAAATGGTCGTGATGGCATTCTCCACTCCATGCTGAATGACGCACAACTGCTCGCCGCGGTACCGGAATACGTCGCCTTCGGGGGGATGCTCAAGGCGTCGCCCATGACCGAGGGCGACGAGCGCATCCTGTATCTCGAGGCATCCAACGAGGACGTCGACCATCAGGGCGAAATCGTCATGCAGAAGGCGCTGTCCGACTCTGCGGACTACTATTTGCGCCACGGCAACGTCGATCTGTCCCACTATTCGCTGCTTGGGCCGAAGTCTGGAATCCCTGACTTCATGTCCTACGAGGTCGGCAAGCCGATCGCCGTGCGCGTCGATGGCCGCCGGACCTTCGTGAAGGCTCAGCTCTATCGCGGCGACTCGCCGATGGCGAAGAACGCGAACATGGTGTGGGACTCCATCACCAAGCAGTCGCCGCCGTCGCGCTGGTACCCATCCGTTGGTGGCGCGGTGCTCGCCAAGTCGATCAAGATCGACCCCAAGACCCGCGAGCGCGTCGCGGTCATCGAGAAGGTACGCTGGAACAACATCGCGCTCGATCGCTGTCCGGTGAACAAGACCGTGCCCGAGGTTTCGACTGCGCCGGTCGGCGTGTTCGCTAAGAGCTTGGGCGGCTTCGTGCTCTCGAAGGCGCTCGAGGCTGGCTATGGTACCGACGCTGCGGCGCTCGATGGAGGCGCCGCGCTCCGCACTCAATCGCTGCACGGCGCCGACTACGATCGCATGCGCGAATCCACCGCTGCCGCAATTCGTGACGGCAGAATCAAGTCGCCCGCTGCAGATAGCATCATGTCGTTTGCAGCCACTGAATTCGGTCTGTCGCTCGATGAGGCGGCCGGATTTACGGAGCGCCTCATGCGCGACATTTACCGCAATATCAGGAGAAGCAAATGAGCCAGTATGAAAAGCTGCTCGAGGAACTGGAGACCATGGCGAAGGCCATGCCGGGCGATGAGGGCGCGGATGACGACAAGATCCAAGCCGCTGCCGCTGCCGCAAACCCGGACGCCGATGGCGACGGCGAAAACGACGTGACCGGCGACGACCTCAACCCCGAAGGCCTCGGCGACGAAGGTGAAGGTGAAGGCGACGGCGACGACGAGGAAACCATGGGCAAGTCCTTCGCGCTCAAGCTCGAGGACGGCACCGAACTGGAAGCGATCGACGGCACCGAGCTGGTCAAGTCGCTGATGGCCCGCGTCGAATCGAATGAAGGCACGGTCATGAAGGCGCTCGGCACCGCCGTGGATCTGCTCGGCAAGCAGGGCAACATGATCAAGAGCCTGCAGGACGAGGTGAAGAAGCTCGCCGGCGAGGGCCGTGGCCGCAAGACCGTCGTTTCGGTTTCCGAGAAGCCGGTCGCTGGCGCCACCATGGCGAAATCGCAGGGCGCGGCCGATGGCCTGTCCGCAAACGAATTCATGGCTAAGGCGCTCGCAGCTCAAGCGTCCGGACGCCTGACCGGGCTTGACGTGGCCCGGGCCGAGTCCGCGCTGAACAAGGGCCTCCCTGTTCCGCAGGACGTGGTTAATCGCGTCATTCAGTAAAACCCGCTGGCATTTTCAAGAGGAAAAACAGCAATGCTCAACCCGCAAATGTTCCAAGCTGCCGCCGGCGGGCAAGTCGTGTCCGGCGAGATGGCGTTCGGCGATGTCGCCGAGCTGCGCAAGGCGCTCGAGGCCGGTTACGGCACCGACGTCTCGACGCTGACCGGCGGTGGTGCCCTGCGCATCCAGTCGCTGGAAAAAACCATGATGGCCACCATTCAGGAGAACAAGCACTTCGCTCTGTTCAACGAGCTGGCCAAGACCAACGCCGGCGCCACCGTCGACGAATGGACCGAGCAGTCGTCTGTTGGCGGCCGTCTGGGTGGCTCGACCAACACCGAAACCGGCAACATCCAGTCTGCTCAGGGCCAGTACAACCGCCGCGTCGGCATGGTCAAGTACCTGATGACCCGCCGCGAGGTGTCGTTCGTCCAGACCCTGCAGAATGCGATCGCCGACGCCGAGGCGACCGAAGCTCAAGCCGGCGCGCTTCAGCTCCTGACCGACGCCGAGTTCCTGTCCTTCGAGGGCGACAGCTCGGTGGTGCCGACCGAATTCGACGGCATCGACGCGCAGCTCGCCGACGGCGTTGCGACCGGCCAAGTCTCCGGCGACAACGTGCTCGACGCGCAGGGCGCCTCGCTGGCCTCGATCGATCTGGTGAACCGCGCTGCGGCCCACATCGCCGGCTACGGCAACTTCGGCACGCCGACCCACATCTTCCAGTCGCAGCTCACGCAGGCTGACTTCGATACCGGTCTGGATCCGGCCTTCCGCGTGCCGCTGAACGACGTTCCCAACGGCGGCATCTCGCTCGGCGCGCCGGTGGTCGGCATCCGCACCTCGTGGGGCAACATCAAGACCGTGGCCGACGTGTTCATCCGCGACGAGCGCCAGAAGATGCCGCTGCAGGTGACCGCGCCCGCGCTCGCCACCGCATCGGACGGCCTGAAGCCCGCCTCGGTGACCCCGGGCGCCACCGTTTCGGATGCGTCCTCGATGTTCGACGCGGCCCGCGCCGGCAACTACTACTACCTCGTTACCGGCATCAACGCCGCCGGCGAGTCGACCGGCGTTGTGACCGCTCAGGTCGCCGTGGCTGCTGGCAAGAAGGTCGCCCTGACCATCGCCGCCTCTGCCGGCGGTCAGGAGACCGGCTACGTGATCTACCGTTCGCGCCTGAACGGCACCAACGCGCCGGCCGACTTCCGCCAGATGGCTCGTGTTGCCAAGGCCGGCGCCACGACCGTCTACACCGACCTGAACCGCGATATCCCGGGTTCGACCAGCGCCTACATCCTGAACATGGCGCCGGGCGCTCAGGCCATCACGTGGCGTCAGCTGCTGCCGATGCTGAAGTTCCCGCTGTACCCGACCGTCTCGGCGGTGGTGCCGTGGGCTCAGCTGATGTTCGGCTACCTGCGCATCTCCAAGCGTCGCCACCACGTCCGGATCAAGAACATCGTTCCGAGCGGCGCCGCGTGGAAGCCCTTCAACTGATGAACTGAAACAGGAGGGCCCTTCGGGGCTCTCTTGATCAGTAGGAGATCGCAATGCCCAAGAAGGTTATCTGCAACCTGCCGAACGCCAGCGAAGAGATCAACGGCATCAAGTTCGTGCACACCGAGGAAGGCGTCATTTCCGCCGACGTTCTCGAGGACGCCGTGGCGAAGCAGTTCGACGGCATCCCCGGCTACACGCTGGTCGACGCCGAGCCGGCGAAGGTCGCCAAGGCCGCCAAGAAAGCCGAGAGCACCGGCGATGCCGGCGCCGAAGGCGGGAAGGAGTAATCCATGAGCGCAACCCGCACCATCGACCCCAAGGACGCGCTGAATCGCGCCATGCCGGCCAACGCGCGCGTGCAGCTCGGTGACGTGATCGACGAGCTGATCACCAAGCACAACGCCCTTCTGGCGAAGCTGGATGCAGACGTCGGCGTGACCGGCACCGACTACGTTGCGACCCTGAGTGTCAAAACGCTCGCCGAGCGTTTCTGACGGGCTGTGACAAAACGGCAGAGAGCCCGGCCACGAGCCGGGCTTTTTTGTCGTGATGCGATGATGACGGTATTCTCGTGGAGGACTTATGGACTTTCAGGCTATTGTCCGGGACCAGCTTGGGCTGATGGTTTCGTGGATTGAAGGCGGCAACCAAGTAACGGTCACCCGCGACAGCGCTGGACGACCACTGCTTGCGCGCGCCGCCGGTTCTCGCTCCAAGCCCTACGCTGCTGAGTTTCGGTACGACCAGAGCGGTCGGTTTCTCGGCGTTCGTGGTGAGTTCGTCTCCGTAATGTTTCCGCTGCTGCTCGAAGAGGCTGCGCGGGGTGGCGGCGGGGACGTGACGGCCACGACGGGTCCGGGTGGGGGGATTGAATTCCCCGGCGTCGCCCCGCTCACCGCTGCCGTGCGCAACGCCGTGCAGTACATCGTCAGTCAGGCTGACATCGAAGCCCGCCCGCCGCGACTGTGGCCGGTGGATGCAGTGCCGTATCGGCTGTTCTGCCAGGTCAATGGCACGGCGTTCGGTCACGGCGACAGCAACCGCACGCTTGTTACCGTCGATACTGTCACCCGCGCCGCGACGACTGGGCACGAGTTCCCGTCGGGGCACGCGATCCTCGATATTTACGCCGGGTTTGGCTGCGCTCTGGTGGTGCTGCTCAAGACCGCTGACAACACGCACAGCCTGTACCGCACCACCGACGGGCAGACGGTCGAGTTGGTGCACGATCTGGGCCGCGACCCGAACGGCGATCTGACTCACCGCACCTACGTGCGCCTGCTCACGCGCGGGTTGGAGCGCGGCAGGATCAACGGACAGCCGGCGCTTGTTTTTGCCACCTACACAGGTGCGGAGCAGGTTCCTGGGACGATCGACGACGCCATCTATATTGCACAGTCGCTCGATGGCGGGCGCACTTGGCAGCGCGTCAATACCTGGAACTGGGATTTCGCCGCTGGCACGGGCGCGCACACCATCCGCCACTTCCACGCCGTGCGCTACGACCAGTGGCGCGACTGCTGGTGGATCGCAGCGGGCGACACGGACGACGAATCCTGCATCATTCGGTGGGACGGTCGGACACTTAACCCTGGCAACGTCACCCCGGCGCAAATGCAAGCAGGGGCCGTGCCGGGCTGGCAGTGCCGTACCGGCTCGCAGCGCTGGCGGGCGGTCGATCTACTCGTGACTGAAGACTGGATCGAGAGCTTTACCGATACGGTGAGTGATGTTTACGGTGGCATCTGGCGTGTGCGACCGGACTTCACCGGATCGCACCGTGTCGATCACTCCGTTCGCGGCGCGGAACATGATGGGTGGGCTGCGCTTCTTGCGTCGGACGGAACCCACCTATGGTGCGATAGCGCGCGGCTCGACGCTACCGACACCTGGCAGCGGTATGTCGCTATTTACGCCAGCGCCACTGGTGGGCGGTACTTCGAGATAGGGAGATTTGCCCTGACGGATGACTTGAACGTCAGCAAACTTCCTCGTGGGTTTTTCGAGGACGATCAGGGGTTGGTGTGGTTCTCGCAGTCGTCAGAAGCCGGGAAGGGCACGTTTTCGACTACGGTATTCCGGCTGCAAGGAAAGTTCATTGACGAGCGCCCGGATTGCCTTGCGCCTGCCTATTTCGTGGACCCGATTAATGGGAGCGACGCCGCGAACGGCTGGGGTATGGCGACGGCGTGGAAGACGGTGCGAAACGCATTGCTTGGAAACAAGGTCACGCACGGGGCACGCGTGATGGTCACTGCCGGCACGTCAATCGAGGACGGCCTTGGCTCCATCGAGTACGCAGCGAACGCCAAGGCGGCGCACGACGCTACGCGCCCTGTGCAGATTAGTGGGCAAGGCGCAGACCAAACGAAAATCACGCTGACTGGGAGTACCTCGGGATGGCGGGGCACGTCCGCGCAGATGTGGCGCATCGAGTTGTGTGACGTGACCATGGAGGTCGCCAACACCGCCCATTACATCCTGCATGACAACTCCACGCAGTCTGCCGGGACGCCTGAGTGGACGGTGCGTGACGCGGTGATTGGGTCGCGTACCATCGGATCGGCGCGCAGCATTTACCCGCGCGCATCCAAAGTGCGCGCCTATCGGTCCAAGCTACTGAATCTCACCGACGCGACGAAAACGATCGTGCAGGTGTCGGGGGCAGGCACGTTCGAGGGCTACTCGTGTGTTTTCGTCGGAGGGCGAAACAATCAGGAGTCGGGCGGCAAAATCTCTTTCGCGCACTGCGATTTCCGCGACTACCACACTGCCGCGCTGACCCTGGTCTCGACCGCGACGGTGGCGCCCAGCGTAGTGAATTGCGTGTTTGCCGGATCTGCAAACGGGATTCCGATCAGCAACTCCAGTGCGACAGTTACGCTCGACGGGACGATGCTGGTGAACAACTACTACGGCAAGCCGAACGGAGCGAATGTGCCGTTACCGACGCTACAAGTCGCCGGCCCGCTTGCGCGCGACGAAACCACGCTGACGCCGTTCGAGTGGTCGCCTCTGGTCGGCGCTGCGCAGCCGGCGGGCGTGTCGTGGGACTTCTACGGCAATCCGTTCCGGGCTCGCCCGGCGATCGGGGCGGTCGAGATCCCGCCGACGTTCTAATCCCCCTCGCGCGCCCGTGTGAGGGGCGCGCACCTGACCCGGCAGGTTCCGGGGCGCCGAGACAATCGGCACGAAACGCCCGGCCCTACGCCGGGCTTTTTGTCGTGACCTTACCATGGGAGCATCTTTCGTAAGGCACCCGACTCCATGAGCCTATTCCCTGACAAACCGGCTGCAGTCGCTGAGTTGAAGAACGAGGTTGCCCTCGGCGCGGGCGCCCACGTCGATCTGTCTGGATTTTCCGATGACGCGCTGTACTCGAAGCTGATAGCTGCTGAGGCCGACGCCAGCCACCAGCTTCGCGTTTTCTTCGCGCCGACGCTGGTCATTCCTGAAGGCGCGCCGCAGTCGGAGATCGACGCGCTCGAGGCGGCGGGCACGCGGTACGTGCAGGAGCCGGCCTACGACTACGATCCCGAGTTTTTCCATGGCGAGCGCTGGGGGTTCATCGTAGTCAACCACCGGCCGCTGATCTCAGTGCAGTCGATCCGCTTCGCCTACCCGGACCCGACTCAGCAGGTCTGGGAGGTGCCGATTTCGTGGGCGCGCACCGATCGCCAGTACGGCCACATCCGCCTCGTTCCGGCGGCGCAGTCCTTCTCCGCTCCGCTGTCGGCTTTCGTGATGCAGGCGCTCGGCGGCGGCCGGACGATCCCGTTCATGATTCAGGTCCGCTACACGTCGGGTCTTGCCAACGCCGCGCGCGACTTTCCGGAGCTGCTCGACCTTGTCAAGAAAATGGCCGTGCTGCGGATCCTGCAGTCTGCGTTCCTGCCGCAGTCGGGCTCGATCTCGGCGGACGGGCTGTCGCAGTCCGCGTCGGTCGACGTCGAAAAATGGCACGACGGCATCGTCGATAAGCTCGGCGACCTGCGCGACGCGATCCACGGCATCCGCATGATGGTGGTGTGATGAGGCTCGATCCGGCTGCGTTTAACCGCTTCCTTGGTGAAATCGGCCAGCAGGTGGCTTGGCGCCGATCCTACGCCTGCGCCTGCCTGAACCCTGCCTCTGGTGCGCCAGACCCCAAGCATGCGCTCTGCGCGGGCAAGGGGCGGCTGTGGAACGCGCCGGTTCAGACTGTTTGCGGGATCACCCGACAGGACGTGTCGCCCGAGCTGATCGCGGCGGGCCTGTTCGACGCCGGCGACATGCAGATGACGATCCCGTCTTCCTCGCCCATGTGGCGCGACGCCGGCCGCTTCGACCGGGTGGTAATGCTCAACGCGACCGAGGTTTTTTCGCAGCCCTTCACTCGCGGCGCGCCGACCGAGAAGATCATCTTCGCGTGGAAGACGATCGACCGCTGTTTCTGGCTGCACCCGACGACCCGTCAGGCGGTGGAGGGGTCTGTGCCGGTGATCGATGCGGACGGCCGCCCGTCGTGGCCCGGTGGCGTTGGTGAGCCGCCGCCGGCGACGACCTACTCGCTGACTGGCATCAAGCTCGTGGAGTATTACCTGCTCGACCAGTTGCCGTCGAACCGCGGCGAGCACCTCGGCGCCAAGCTTCCGAAGCGGGTAACGCTGCGGCGCTTCGATCTGTTCGGGCGGTGATCACGCGCCGTTGAGCGTGCGCTTCACCGCCTCTGCAAACACCCGCTCCGCGACCGGCGCTACCGCGTCGATCGTCTTCTTGGCGAGGTACTGTCCGGGCTGGGCTGGAATGATCCAGCCCGACGACCCTTCCATCATCACCCGGAAGGTCATGTACGCGCTCGACTTTGCGCCACCCGGCGTGCTCGTGTCCATGCGGACCATGCCGGCGTAGCGCCTCGCTTCCGCCTTGCTGGCGCCGGCCTGCTGCAGCGCCGCCTTGGACAGCCTGTCTCCCCATGCGTAGCTCATCCGCGCGGTCATCGCGTGCTGTTTGGTCTTCGGGCTCGACAGGTAGGGCGACTGGTTCGGCGATGCCTGCATGCCGATCTTGGGCGACATGCGGGTGACCTCGCCGACCGGGCGCTGGCCGGTGTCTGTGACGCTGGACTTCGCCATCTGGCTGGCGATGGCATGCACGTTCGCCGGCATGGCCTTGGCGTGCGCGTTGTTGCCGGGCACGTTGTGCCTGATCGGGATCACGAGAAACCGCTTGCCGCTTTCCGTGCGCCGGACCTTCAGGCTCGTGTTGAGCATCTTCTTCAGGTCGCGCGCGGGGCGGCCGGTTTCGATTTCCTCGGCGTGCTTGTAGGTCGCCTCAACGAATCCGCTCAGGCTGCCGGGGGCGAAGTTCCACGTGATCGAATCGGCGTAGGCGTCCTTCTCGCCGCTCCAGAGCTTGGCCTTATAGACGTGTTCTTTCCACTTCGCGGCGGTCGCGCTCCCGACGCCGTTGACGGCCTTGCTCAGCAGCGGCATGAGCTGGCCGTTGATCACGTTGGCGATACCCGGGACGTTCCCAAGGTCGAAGCTGATCGAGTATTTGATGTCGTCCATGCCCTCACCATAGCATCACGCGGCGGTGGTCGTGATGCCACCATCGGCCCATGATCACCATGGTACAGCCTCTCCACGTCGGTAACGCGCTGCGGCTTTTCATCGAGCCGCCGGCCGATGCCGTGCGCTGGCGCGTGCTGCGCAAGGGGTCGGACACCTTCTCTGGCGACCCGGAGGACCCGAGCGCACTGGTTGCCTACGAAGGCGACGAGCGCGTGGTGGTCGATGCCGCGCACCTCCAGAACGAGGTGATGGCGTTTTACCGTCCGTTCTACCTGTCGTTCGCCGGTATCTGGACGCCGGGCCCGACGGCCTACGGAACGCCGGCCTCGATCTACGAGGAGCACACGACCGACGTCATGTCGCTCGTTCGGGAGCGCCTCGAGGCTGGCCTGAAGGTCGAGGTCGAGCGCGGGAGTCTGGTCCATGAGCTCGGGTACGTGCAGGTCTATACCGCGCCGCCTTCGCAGGAGCAGAACCTGTTGTTTCCGCTGGTGACGATCACGCTCTCGAGTGAGTCTTCCGACGTGCGCGCGGTCGGCGAGACCATTTCCGGCGACGAGTTCGACTCGATCGGGTTCGACTGGTCCGAGTCCGAGGGCTGGCTGGCGTCTGTTCAGCTGGAGGTCACCGGCTGGTCGCTCAACAGCGATGAGCGCATCGAGCTGCGGCGCGCGATCCGTCGTGTCGTGCTCGCAAACCTACCCGTTTTCGCCGCGCACGGCATCGATCAGGTCAACCTGTCCATGAGCGACAACGATGCCGTCAACGGCGAATACGGCGCGCCGGTCTATCAGGTCATGGCGAGCTTCTCGTGCGTGGCGCCTGTTCGCGTCGGCGGCCGTGTCGACGCAATCTCTGAAGTAACCACCACCGTAAGGAGCACGTAAATGGCAAAGGCCGACGCCGTGAAAACGGTCACCCCCACTGTCGAGATCACCCTGACCGAGTTCTGCACTTCGCTTTCCAAGACGGACAAGCGGGTCGAACTGATCGGCGGCTTCAATGCTGCCGAGACCAAAGCAGGCCACCTGAAGGACGCGGAGTCCAACTTCCGCGCCCGCTTCACGGCCTTCATCAACAAGCCCGTCTGAGGAACTGAACCATGCCCGTTTTCTTTAACGGTCGCCTGTGGGTGTCGCCTGCCACGATGAGCGTGGTGGACGACTCCGCCATGGCGAACCAGAACCTGTCCGTCGGCAACGTGGTTGCGCTGATCGGTCGCGCTGAAGGCGGCGAGCCGAAGAAGGCGCTCCGCTTCGGCAGCCCGTCGGAGGCCGTTGCAACTCTGCGCAGCGGCGAACTGCTGACCGCCGTGCTGAAGGCGTTCGACCCGTCCTCGCAGGTCGGCGGCCCGGCCACCGTGGTGGCTGTGCGCGTCAACCCTGCAGTCCAGTCTTCGCTCGACCTGCTGAGCGGCGCATCCGTTCCCGTCATCGGTCTCGTGTCGCAGGACTACGGCCTCTACACCACCCAGATCTCCGTGCAGGTCGAGGACGGTTCGGTGGCCGGCAAGAAGCTGACGACCCGCTTCGGCGACAACTACTTCACCGAGGACAACGTCCAGCGCCGCGCGTTCAGCGTGCAGTACACCGGCGCCGAGGTCTCGTCGAGCATCACGATCTCGGGCAACAGCGTCTCTCTGGCCGCGCCGACCGGCACCACCGTGGCAACGATCGATCTCACCGTGTTCGACTCGATTCAGGAGCTGGTCGATCGCATCAACGCCACCTCGGGTTTCGTGGCCTCGGTGCTCGATGGCAACGGCGAGCGCCAAGCCCTGAACGGCCTCGACTACGTGTCCGGTCAGAACATCAAGTCCGCGCCGTATGTCGTCAAGGCCGACCTGCAGGCGCTCGTCGACTGGTTCAACTCGACCAGCGAAGGCTTCATCACGGCCACCCGCAAAGCCAATGCGGGCGCCTTGCCTACCAACATCCCGGCCACCTACTTGACGGGCGGCATCGACGGCACGGTCACGAACACCGACTGGTCCGACGCCTTCCAGACGCTGCAGGCCGAGGATGTCCAGTGGGTGACCCCGATCTCGAGCGAGCCGAGCATTCACGCCATGGCGGACACGCACTGCACGTTCATGTCGAACGTCGCGCGCATGGAGCGCCGTTGCATCGTCGGCACCGCCGCGGGCACCTCCGACGCGGACGCGGTCGATGCGGCCAAGGCCCTGAACTCGGACCGCGCCTCGCTGGTGCATCTGGGCTTCTACGACTACGACGCGGCCGGCAAGCTGACGCTGTACCCGCCGTACATCTTGGCGGCACTGCTGGCCGGCGCGTTCTCGGGCGTGAATCCGGGCACTCCGCTGACCAACAAGGCCATCAAGGTCCGCGGCCTCGAGCGCAAGCTGCGCAACCCGACCGACACCGACGTGCTGATCAACGGCGGCGTGCTGTGCGTCGAGGAAACGAATCAGGGCTACAAGGTCGTTAAGTCGATCTCCACGTGGCTGATCAACCGCAACTACAACCGTGTCGAAGTCTCGACCGGCGTGGCGACCGACTTCGTGGCGCGCAACGTGCGCAACGCGCTGGACGTGCTCCGCGGCGAGAAGGCCAACCCGCTGATTCTCAGTCGCGCGGTCAGCATCACGGAATCGACGCTGCGCGAGCTGGCGCGTCAGGAGCCGCAGGGCCCGGGCGTTCTGGCTGGTGACGAGGCCTCGCCTCCGTACAAGAACATCGTTGCGAGTATCGAGGGCGATGTGCTTCGCGTTGCTTTTTCCTGCTCCCCGGTCATTCCGGTCAACTACATTCCGGTCACGATCTACGCCGTTCCATATTCCGGTGCGGCATCATCCTGATCGGCAGAGTCGGAGTGAAAGAGGTCGCGCTGTGCGGCCTCTTTTTCTTTTCTGTGTCGCTCCCATCTTGCTCGCGCCGCTTCTGCTTGTTTCTCGCGCGTCTCTTTGCTCCGCTTCTTCCCGGTCCTCGATGCGATCACCTTTTCCCTGTATTCTGGGTCGGCCCATCGCGCTTTAGATGACTCGGAAGTCTTCATGCGATGCTGCTCCCCGTGCTTTCTCCCAAGGTTAAAGTGCGGCTTGCCTTTCATTCGTTCTCTGGCAGCGCTGGCGCCTTGCTGGAGCTTCTCCATGCGCCCAGGAGTCATGGCCTTTCCAAGCTCAGAAAGCCTCGCGCGATGCGCTTCTGTCAGCTTCCTCCCTCTTCGCTTTGATGCGGCACGCTCAATGCTTTCCGGGCTTGGAACCCCATTCTTGCCGCCTGATTTGAGGTTGTATCCGTTCGGAGAGATGGTGTTGTGCTGCACGATCATCTCGACCTCAAGCGCGTTTGCTTCTTCAAGCGTCAAGCCTTCAGCAAGAATTTCGTGGACGAAAGAATCCCATCCGTATTTCTTGATTGCAGCTGCAAAGGCCCTGCACCCAGAGGTGTTCCTGTGCATGATGTTTCTTCGGTGGAGATTGCACGTCTGACCAATGTAAGCCTTGCCGTTTGGCGCTGTATGCTTGTAGATCAGGTAGGTCTTTTCCACTTTCTTGGCGCGATGAACTTGGTGCGTTCATTTTACCAAAAATGATCAATCTAAATCCTCCTGTTGTCGTGATGACAGACTGAAGCCTGTCGACAAGCCACAGGAATTCCATCATGCGCCAAAACCTCAAGACCCGTTCGGGCAACCGCATCGCCGTCGTGTTCGACGGCAAGCAGATCGGCCTGATCCAGAACATCAGCGGGAACGACGATTACAGCCCGGAGTCGGCCAGCGGTATCGGCGACATCCACGTGCAGGAGTACGTGCCCACCATGGCGCGTCACACCTTGAGCGTGTCGGCCATGATGTTGAATCGTGGCGCGCTGCTCGAGGCCGGGATCGCGGCCGAAAACGGCGACGCCATGCTGCAGGGGCTGGTGTTCGACTTCGAAGTCTATTCGAAGGACGACGGCACGCTGCTGCGCAAGTACGTTGGCTGCTCGTATGCCTCGGGCAGCATCGACATCCAGAAGCACCAGATCGCGGTGCAGTCGGCGCAGTTCAACGCGCTGGACGTGGTTGGCACGGCTGCCTGATCGAGAAGACGTGACGCTACACTGCCGCTCATCCGCAAGGGTGGGCGGCTTTTCTTTGCCGGTACGGTCCGGCGCTGAACAAGGGGATGAACATGGCTCGCAGAGGAAGCTCGACGGACTTCGATGTCACCGTCGAAGGGGTTGGGGTATTCACGTTTGGGCGCCGGAAAATGGCCGACGAGATCGCCATTCAGGTCGAGTACGCCCGCATGATCGACGGCGTGCAGCCGACCGACTGGCTGGCGCTGGTGGCCGGCTGGATCGCCTCGCTGAAGGTGCTCACCGTTCGCGCGCCGGCGGGCTGGGACATTGAGGAGATGGATCCGCTCGACGACGAGACCTACGGCCGGCTTATGCGCGTACATGCGGCGCTCGTAGAACAGGAGCGCTCCTTTCGCGGCAAGCATGCAGCGGGAGGCGAAGGAGCGGGGGCGCGAGCGGGCTAAGTCGGTCGAGTTCTGGTTCCGGCGGAAGTACGGGCTTACGGAGTACGATCCGCGGTTTCTGGAGATGACCGTCGAGGAGATGTTGGCCGACCGTTGGGCCCACCACTACTTCGACAACCCGAACGCGGGGCAGGAGGAGTTCGAGGATCCGGACTTTGAAGAAGAGGTGCGGGCGATGATGGGCAACCCGGACGAATGGGAAGAGATGAGCTGATATGTCGATCAAGATTCCGGTAAGCGCCGACCTCGACCTGAGCGGGGTCCAGCAAAAGCTGAACACGCTCGGCCAGCAAATCGCGCAGGCCAACAAGACCCAATTCGCGCCGGTCAGCAAGACTTCGCTGCAGGATCTGCAGCGCATGGTGCAGCAGTTCGAGGCGCTCAAGCGCGTCTCGGGCGACCTGCGCAAGCGGATCAACGCGACCGGGCAGGGTGGCGCGGGGTTCGTCGACCTCGATTGGAACGCGCTGTATCCGGACTCGCACAGCCGGTCGCGCCAGATGGCGAAGGCGTTCTCATACGTCACCGGTCATGCGATCGTACCGCCCGCACAGAAGCCCGGAGGCGGTCGCCAGTCGCCCACCGGCAGCGCGGCGGGTGGAGTGGTTGCCGGTGCAGCTCAAGCCGGCCTGCGGGCCGCCAGCGGCGTCACGGGCGGTGTCGGTGGCGTCGCGGCGAACGCGCTCGGCACCGGCATGTCGGCCGGCTTTGGCGCGGGCCTCATGGGCCTGATCGGTGGCGTCGTGGCGCTCGGCGTCGGCAAGGCTGTAGGCGCCGTGGCCGAGCACATCGGCAAGGCCGAGCAGGGCAACGTCGACATGGACCGCCTGAAGCGCACGCTAGGCGACGTCGGTGTCCAGTTCGAGGCCCTGAAGGCGTCCGTTCACGGCAGCGCGGACGCCTTGCGCATCACGTTTGACGAGGCCGGCAAGCTGGGGATGCAGTTCTCCAAGCTCGCCAACCTGTCCGGCCCGGCCGCGGCCGGGGAGATCGCGGGCGAGCTCTCGAGCAGTGTCGGGCTGGCGCGCTCGCTCGGCCTTGATCCATCCCAGACCACTGGCGTGCTCGGCCAGATGCGCGGGGTCGGTGTCACCCGAACCGAGCAGGACACGCGCCGCTTCGCGCTGCTGATCGGCGAGACGATCGGCAAGGCGGGTGCGTTCGCCAAGGCCGACGAGGTCATGGAGGCGATCGGGAACTACGCCACGATGCAGACCCGCAGCAGCATGGGCGGGGCGAACCTGTCGGGCTACGCGGGCCTGCTGGCCGGAATGGTCGGCTCGGGCATTCCGGGGTTGGATCCGACCGGCGCAGGCGCGATGCTGGCGCGCATGAACGCGGCGCTGTCCGCCGGCGGCGCCAAAGGCGAGGCGTCGCAGTTCGCCACGGCGATGGTCGGGCAACGCATGGGGCTCGATCCGCTGCAGACGCAGGTGCTGCGCGAGGGCGGCATGTTTGCCTCCAACGACCGGATGTTCGGTGGCGGCAGCGCCTACGCGCGCTACATGGGCAAGACGGGGCCGGGCGGCGGCGGCACGTTCTACGACGCGACGCGGCAGTTCGTCGAGCAGGCCTACGCCGGCGACAGCGACGACGCGAAGTTGCTGCGTGCACAGGCGTTCGCCAATCACACCGGCTTGAACATGAATCAGGCCATGGCGATGCTCTCGGTCAACTCGAAGGCCATGGGTGAGATGGCGCGCTTCGGGGATGTGGCCGGGTTCAATGCCTCGGGAATCACCGGTATTGCCACGGCGGTCAGCGGCTCTGCGGCCGACCGCCAGCGGCTGACGGATGACCTGCTCGGGCGGACTGGACGCGGCGCGCTATCGAAGGAAGACGCGGACGCGCTGCGCAACGCGCGCGGCACCGACGACAAGGCGTTACGCGAGCTGCTGGCTCAGCTCAGCGCGAAGTACGGCCAAGAGGAGACGACCGGTTCGATCGCGCGCGACAGCAAGGCGCTGCTGGACAACATCAAGACCAATATCGCGGACAAGCTCGTTCCCTACATGAACGACATGCGCGAGGGCATCCTGTATCTGGCTGGCGGCCGGGAGAAGACCGGCGTCGACGTCTTGAAGGAGATCGCGGAGAAGGGGTCCGACTATCGGCGCCGGAGCATCGAGAAGGAGTTCGATGTGTCAGGCCTGCAGGGGCGCGCCGCGGATCTGCGTGGCCAGCTCGAAATGATGCCCACGGAAGGGCGCCTGCGGGACCGCCTGCGGGCTGGCGTCATCACGCCTGAGCAGCACGCCGAGCAGATGCGCCGCCGCGAGCAACTCGAGACGCAGCTGGACCTGATCAACACCGACATCCTCGAGAAGACTCGCCAGAAGGAGGCGCTGCTCGGCAAGGAGGTCGCCCGGCTGAAGAACGAGCAGGGCGAGATCGACGCGCGCGTTGCCGCTCAGCAGAAGATCGACGACGCGACCCGCGATGGCATCGCTGCAGGCGAGTCGCCGCGCGCCGGCCGTGCGCCGTCCAGCGCCGCCGGCCCGGCCAGCCAGTCGCTTCGTGAGGCGGTCGCTGCCGCCGAGAAGGAGATCGGTGCGCCGCCGGGCCTGCTGCTGGCGCAGATGGAGCAGGAGTCCGGATTCAACCCGAACGCGGTAAGCCACCGTGGCGCTATGGGGCTGGCGCAGGTTATGCCGTCGACGCTGCGCTCGATCGAGAAGCGGTTCGGCCGCAAGCTCGACCCGTTCAATCAGGCCGACGCGGTCCTCATGCAGAAGGAGGTCATGCGCGAGAACCATGCCAAGTTCGGCAATTGGGACGACGCGCTGCGCGCCTATAACGGCGGCTGGGATCGCAGCAGGTGGGGCAACAAGGAAACGCGCGGCTATGTGCCGGCGATCCACTCGAAGATGGAGCGGGGGCCGCGGGTCCCGACGCCGATGCCGGACGATGCGCTGGCCGCCCAGCGCGCAGGCGACCAGCACATGAACATCCGCGGCAGCTTCGATCCGCTGGCGATCACCCTGACGCTGCCTGACGGCACGCCGGCCGCGCCGCCGCAGCACCTAAATCCGCGCTTCAGCACGCCCACCTTCGGCAGGCCTTCCTGATATGCCCAGCCTACTCGAAGCATCGCCGCAGCTCTCCGTGCGGCTCTACAAGACGATCTCGCGCAAGACGGTCGACGGCAAGTCGGCCGTATCGGCGCGCTACGAGGGTGCGGAAGAGTTCATCGACCTCACGCCATACCTGAGCACCGGCTCTGCGGTCCGAACGTCCAAGTCGGTCCGGGAGCCCTCTGGCGCCTTTTCGATCACCTTCGCCGACAAGCCCAAGGACTCGGCGACCGGCGCGTTCCTGTCGGGCGCAGCGAGCGCGATGGAGTCGGTCTATGGGCTGGTCGAGCCGATGGACATGGTGGAGATCAGGATGTGGGGCGGCGTCGGCTCGAAGCCGGCCGAGCTGCCGATCAAGATGCGCGGCTTCGTGACCGAGGTGCAGCGCGCCCAGACAATGGGGCAGGACGGCCGCCCGCAGCGGCAGGTGGTCATCACCGGCCACGACTACGGGAAAATCTGGCAGATGTATCAGGTGGTCTATCTGGCCGCCTACACCGACGGCAAGCCGCTACTCACCAACTTCGCCATGCAGGAGCTGTTCGGCATCAAGGCGGTGAACACGCTGCCCGCCGGCGAGTTTGTTCGTACCATGGTGGAGAAGGTCATCAACCCGTTCATCGCCGGGTTCATGCCGGAGAACACGTCGATGCCGACCGCCATCCTGACGGGCGACTCGGTGTCGGTCGCGCACGGCGTGGTGAACAACTCGTACCAGAATCAGCAGGGTTCGATCTACGACATCCTGAAGTTCCACGGCGATGTGGGGCTCTGGAACGAGCTGTACGTCGAGGACCGCGCAGACGGCGTGCATTGCGTCTATCGGGCCGTGCCGGCGCTCAAGATCGCGCAGGAGAAGGAAGACCCGAAGGACCGGAAGATTCAGGAGGACGCGCCGGACCCGGTGGTCGTTTCGGTACCGGCCTCCCGGATCAAGAGCATCTCGAGTGCCCGGACGGACGCAACGGTGTTCAACTTCTTCTGGACCCGGAATGCGCGCTACGATCTCATCGACGACCAGCAGCGCCAGCTCGCCACCATTCCGGCTGGCGACTCGCGGGTGTACCTGAAGGACTACCCGAACGCAGACCCGAAGTATTACGGCACCCGACCGCTCTACAACGAAACGCAGCAGGGCGATGACGGCATTTCGAACATGACTTCGGGGCTTGCCCGGACCGAGCAGGACCAGCGCGCGAAGCTCATGGAGGCGTGGATCGACAAGCGCCGCCGGCAGGCGATGGAGATGAATCAGGACAACGTTGTGCTCGAGCGCGGATCCGCGGTGGTCAAGGGCGGACCGATGCGCGAAGACGGCGAATGCATGAAGGCGGGTGACTACGCTCGCTTTCAGATCGGCAGCCTCGAGCATCTGGCCTACGTGACACAGATTGATGACGAATTCCTGCCGTTCCAGTCCTACACGACGACGCTCGTGTTCGAGCGCGGCGAGGGCTTCGTGACGCGGGCTCGCATGGAGGGCGGGGCGAGCTCGCCGTGGCTGGCTGAGCAAACCGCAGGAGGCATCCTATGATGCGCGTCGGGATCGTGGTGGCGACCCACCCGGAGGACAACTCGGTCGATCTGGTGATGGCCGATGACGGCTCGCGCCTTGTCGGCGTTCAGGTTCTGTCGACGTCCGCGTCCGCGCGCAGCGGCACGGTCGATCTGCCGGAGGTGCCTGCCGGCGGCGGCGACCGGTGGGACGTTCGGCGAACGAACGGGCAGGACCAGAAGGCGCTGATTGCGTTCGCCGGCGGCACGCCGGTGGTCGTCGGCTTCCTGTTCCCACAGATCAACCAGATGACGCTCAACGACCCGAAGACGCGGCTGTTCCGGCACCAGTCGGACGTCGTCTCGGTGATCGACGGAAACGGGAACATCGACCTGCGCCACCCGAGCGGCTTCGCTGTCAGGATCGGCGAGACGCCGGACCATCTCGTCCCGGCCGGGATGAACGCTGACGGCAATCTTGCGCTGGACCGCAACACCGGCCGGCAGGCCTACATGCGGATCAGCACCGCCGGAAACACGGCCGTGATCACGGTGTCGCCAAGCGGAGCGGTCCGCATCGAGTGCCAGCAGACGCTGGACATCGACGCGCAGGGCGCGGTGACGATCAAGACGCCGGTCAGCGTGACGCACGACGCGCCGGACACGATCTGCACCGGCAACCTCGTAGTCTCCAAGAGCCTGACGATGGGCGCCGGCGGCGGCACGGCCACAATGAACGGCTCGCTGAGCGTCGTGGGTGGATCGGTCACGCACAACGGCAAGAACATCGGCGACACCCACACCCATGGTGGCGTCCAGCCGGGCGGCGGCAGCACGGCGGCGCCGAACTGATCGGCCGTTGTCGTGATGTCAAACTGGCATCATGGCTGCACCGACTGATCAACGCGCCGGGGTCCGCCCGATTTCGTTCCTGCTTGATGCCGGCGGGGGGAGCCTGAGCGACCCGGTCATGCTCAAGGTCCGCCCTGAAGACCTGACCCGCACCGAACCGTCGCGCATCACCGTCCACCAGACGCTGGGGCGGGACCGCTCCGGCTGGGCCGACAACTTCGGCGCCGGCCTGCCGACGGTGACGATCGCAGGGCACACCGGCTGGCGCGACACCGGAACCGGTGAGGACGGCGTGAAGGCGTTCGAGCGCCTGAACACGCTCGTGATGCAGAGCTATCACGCGGCCAAGCAGGCGGCGATCACGTCCGGACTGGATCCGGCTGCGGTCAAGCTGATTTTTGTCGACCTGCTCGACGACTTTGCGTGGAACGTCGCGCCGATGCAGTTCACGCTGCGGCGCTCGAAGTCTCGCCCTTTGCTGGTCCAGTACAACATCGTGCTGCAGGCGATCGATACGTCGGCCGACAGCCCGCTGCGCCTTCCGGGCCTGTTTGCCTCCTTACCGGCCGGTCTGGACAGCCTGATGGGCTCGATCGAGGCTTTCGCGCGCGTGATCAACGACGTGATCGACGGCGTGAAGAACTGGATCGACCGCACGCTGGTCGCGCCGGTGCGCAGTTTCCTGCTCAAGACCATGCAGCTCTACCGGACCGTCTCGAGCACGATCCGCAACGGCCTGAGCATCGGAGATCAGCTCATCGGCGTGGCTCGGATGGTTACGGCTGCGGCGATGAACATCTTCCGGACGTTCTCTGCGGTCGCCAGCATTCCGTCGCTGGTGAAGGCGAAGTTCATGGAGGTCGCGGCAGAGTACGGCAACGTCTTCTGCCTGCTGAACAATGCGCTGCGCGGAAAGCAGGTCTACGAGGACTTTTCGTCGCTCTACGGCTCGTCCTACTGCTCGTCGACGACGGGCGGCCGGGCGCGCAGCGCGCTTGCCAATGCGAACGCGTTTGCCGCGATCTTTCCGGCGCAGGCTTCGTTCCCGGTTCAGGTTACGCCGGCTGCGCGCACCTCGATCGCGGCTGCCGCGGCAACGGACGTCGTTATGGCGCCGATGTCGAAGGCTGAGGCCGGGAGCCACCTTCGCGCAATTTCAGACGGGATGGTTGTCGCATGAGCACGCCTATCGATCGCCCGCTACAGGGTTATCGCTTCGTCGAGACGCGCCACGGCGACACGCTGCAGGCCATCGCCGCGCGCGAGATGGGCGACGCGTCGCGCTGGCCCGAGATCGTCTCCTACAACCGCCTGCTGCCGCCGTTCATCACGGACGATCCGTTGCTCGCGGGGCCGGGCGTCATCCTGTCCGGCGAGCCTGTCAGGATCCCGGCGCCGGCGCCGGCAGCCAATGCGTTCTCGAATCCGGACGCGACGTTCCTCGCGGACATCAAGCTCACGAACGGGCTGATCGAGGCGGACGGGGCTGGCGACATGATGTTGTGCGAAGGGCTGCCGAACTTGCGGCAGGCGCTGGTTCATCGCGTCGTCACCGAGCGCGGCGAGCTGATGTACCACCCGGGTTACGGGTCGCTCATCAAGCGCCTGTTGGGAACGGTCAACGGGCCGACGGCGAGCCTTCTGGCGGCGCAGTACGCGCGCGCGGCAGTCGAGTCCGACGAGCGGGTTCAGGAGGTCACGGAGGTGACCGCAGAGGTGGTCGGCGATGCGGTCAATGTGTCCGTTCGCGCGACGGCGATCTCGGGTCGGATCGTCGCATTCACTGAGGGTATCTGATGTTCCAGATCAAGGACTTCGCGTCGATTGCCGCGTCCTGCATCAACTGGATGCGTTCGACGCAGAAGAAGGTCACCGACTTCTCGGTGGGCTCGGTTGCGCGCACGATAGTCGAGGCGCCCGCGGCCGAGATCGAGGAGC